GTGATAAAAGTGCCGCTAGATAATAGAGAAAATTTAATTAAGGCTGTTATAGATCAATCGCATAGAGACGATCTAAATTTAAAGATGTCTGACTTTTTAACACTGACAGAACAAGAGATTGAATCAAATCCAATTCAAGCTCTTAAGTTAAGCAGTGGTGAGATTTCAACTGATTTAACAGCAAGTACAGCCTCTAGGTTTTTATCATTACCTTCTGGCTTTTCATCATCTCGCAAGTTCTCTATTACTATTCAAGACAATGAATATGTAATTAGATACGTGACACCAAATAAGATGCATGTAAGACCTGACACAGGCGTGCCTTTAAACTTTACAATTAGAGCTAATCAAATTGAGTTTGACATCTTGCCTGATGATACTTACACGCTAACGGTTACTTATTTTCAAGAGTTTACGCCGCTAGTTAATCCAACCGATACGAATATAGTATTAACCAAGTATCCAAGCATTTACCTGTACGGCATGTTAAGACAGGCTTTTGTTTACTCACAAGATAGCGAGCAGGAATCAAAGTATTCAGCGTTGTTTTTTAGCGCTATCGACTCAGCTAATAAGCGAGAAAAAGACTTGATGTATGGCCCATCACTTCAAATGTCTGCTAGTTGGTGTCCGTAATGCCGTTTCAAACCGTACCATTTAACACAACAGGACCGTCTTATTTATCTAGGTCTAAGCCTTTATCAAGCCAACAAACGCGTAACTGGTATCAACAGCTATCACAAGCGGGAAAAGACCAATATACGCTAATGGCTTTCCCTGGCTTAAAGCGCTTTGCTTATAACGATGTAATTGCAGCTAATCGCGGTTTGTGGCGTATGGCTGAAACACTTTATCAGGTTAAAGGCACTAGACTTTACGAGATAGATAGACTTGGTAGCTACACCGACATCGGCGAAATACCAGGTACAGGTAGATGTATCATTGCCGATGATGGCGTTAATATGTTTATCGTGTCAGATCTTAAGGTTTGGCAGTATTCAACAGACACGGGATTAATAACCCAAGTTACAGATCCAGAAATCGACGGTGCTAAGTCGGTTGATTTTATTAACAATCAATTTATCTATACCAAAGACAGAACAACAACGATATCTGATGTTGGTAACGGCGCAAGCGCTAGTGGTTTAAACGTTATTGGTGCTGAAACAAAACCGGATGATTTGGTTAGGGATTATGTATTCCAGCAAACTATTTGGCGGTTCGGTACAAGAACGATTGAAGCATGGTATAACTCAGGCGTTGGCAACCCACCCATTGACCGTTTGGATGGTCAAATATTCGATATCGGATTAGCTGCTATTGGTTCAGTAGCGCAAACAGATAACGCTTTCTATTGGCTAGGCGATGACAATGTTGTTTATCAAGGTTTGGCTGGTAGTAAACAAATAGTATCTTCTGATGCGATATCAAACGCAATTGAAAAAGCGAGCGATAAAAGCAATGCTGTAGGTTTTACGTTTACCATTCAGGGTCAAAACTTTTATGCTTTAACAATTCCAGATATCAATAAAACATTTGTGCTATCAGAGTCGTTAGGTGTTAACGGTTGGTTTGAGGTTGGCAGCGGGATAGGCGATAGTAACACTTGGCAGGCTAATAGCCTAATTAGTTGTTATGGCTTAAATGTAGCTGCGGACGAATCAAACGGTAGGCTTTACACGCTTGATTTAGATACGTTTACAAATAACCAAGATCCTTTACAGCGCAGACGTGTTACACAAGTTGCAGATGGTCGATTGATAGGTGGTTCAATTCGTGATCGCGTTCAGATGTCGGAACTAACGATATCAATGGAAACAGGGCAAGGTTTAATTGAAGGGCAAGGCGATAATCCTCGTATAATGATTGAGTATTCAGATGATGGTGGTAGAACTTGGGCTAGTGGTTCATGGGCTAGAACAGGCCGACTGGGTGAGTTTGTTTTAGTTGTTAAGTTTAACAACCTTAAATCTTTTTATTCTAGAATGTTTAGATTTACTACGAGTGATCCAGTTAATTACTCTGTTTATTCGGCTTCAATATCTCTTAGGCTGGCGGGTAGATAATGACAGTAAATGTTAATCCGCCACCGCGACTATTATTACCGCAGCAATTTCTAAAAGACCCGCAAACGCGCGAGTATTTTAGACAAACCGAAACTATTATTTTCCAACTTTGGAACAGGTCAGGCGGCAATAATGACAGCCTATCAGATGTTATTGATTTGGTTAATGACATTAATCAACTAATAACCAAGTTTAACTCTCTGCAATCAATAAAACCTCAATTATCAGACTTAACCAAGATAATTAACTCAATGCGTCAATCAATTGTTAGTCGCGCTGAGTTTGGCAAGTTACAAGCTAAGCAGACAATCAACAGCAAAGAAATAGAAAGAATCAACTTGCTGTTAGCTCAATATCATTTATTTAACGGCAAGCTTAAATCGCAAATAACAACTGCTATACGTCGCGCTTATACACCTCCAAAGCGCGAGCGAGTAATTAATGCTATAACTGACTTTCCTGAGCCGTCAGGTGGTGTGATAACGCTAGAAGATGATTGTAATTATATCATCGGCGATTTTATCGATATGGGTACAACGCGTTTTGTGTGGGGAACTGGAACAACCATGACCGCTAATAATGCGCTGACTTTATCGCTTAATTACACAGGTGCACTGCCATTTATATCGGGCCAGCAAGTTGAGCTTAAAGATATAGCAATTAACACGCCTAACGCCACTGCTATTGATTTAACAGGTACTTCATCAACTGATTATTTACTATTGAACACGGTTTTATTTGTTAGCTCGGATAAAATAGCGGTTGTTGATGATATCGGCAGTTTGAATATAATCAACTGCGGATCAATATCAATCACAACAACAGGTATAGAGGCAACGGGTAACACTAACTGGAATGATTTTAGAATCGACGGTTTAAACCTGCAGGGCACTGCAAATAACTTCATAGGACTTGATATTAGAGGGTCATTGCTTAACGATGTCAAGGTTGATTCAATGGCTATCACTGCGGCAACTGGATTAACTGGCTGTATAGGTATAATTGGCGATGCTAACTCAGCCAACATTGAAACTGGCGATATAGCATCGTTTACGTCTGGCTCGTTTAAAGGGCCTATTACGCCAGTCTCTGGAATTAGTCCAATTGATGATATTAGATACTCATTCCTTTCAAATGCAGGATTAGATGATACATTCGTTGCTGCTGATATGTACCTAAATACACCTGTTGGCACACCTATGACCGTTGCAATAGCAACTCCTGGTGTTTACGTTCCAGCTGATGACGGGTCTGGCTTGTGGTCATCAAGTATTGATTCAAGATTAACAGTTTCTAATGACGGTATTATAAAAAACGAACTTGAAATCGCAGTAACTACCGAACTTGAGTTTGATGCCACAATGGAGAGAATTACAGGCGGAAGCGATCAGCTTGGCTTGAGAATTGGCATAAACGACAACTTTACAGCCGCAGCATCAATAGCGAGCACTGGTACATCAAGAAACAGCAGACCAGTTCCAACCTTATCTCGTGGTATTTTTACGCTACAGCCGGGCGATTATGCAAGACCAGGCGTGGCAAATTTAACAGGTAATGTTGATATTGATATTTACCAAGGTTCAAAAGCAACCATCTTTAGGGTTTTATAATGACTATTAAGACAAAAACAACTGGCGTAATACCAGTTTTAGCAAGCGATACGGTTATATTAACAGTATTAGGAAAGGCAGGTGTTAGTGCGTTTAATGTGCACAACACAACAGCGACAGACAAAACAGTTACGTTTTATTCATCGCCTGACAACACAAGCGCATCAGGTGATAGAGTTGGTCAGATTGTACTAGCATTAAACGAAAGCGCAGATGTTAATGAGATTGTCGGTCAAACTTACAATGACTCACAAAGAATTATCGCTGTTGCTAGCGCGACGGGTGTTAATGCTTCATTGACTTACGATGAATTCTCGGGTAGTGACATTTGATAGTTAAACCAACTACGGATATCGACGATATCAAAAAAGTGCTATGCAACGATGTTATATATGATTGCATAACAGATGACGAATGCTGCGACTCGTCAGAATTTGAACCGCCGATAAATGATAATTTTCTTTACATTGGCGGTTATGTAGATGGTGAAATAATGGCGTTAATGGTTTATCATCAATACAGAGATGGTAATACTTGTCATGTGCAAGTTTTACCCGAGTACAGAAAAAAATACGCTATTGAATTCGGCGAACAATCCTTATCTTTTAAAGGGACTCGACCGCTATACGCAAGAATACCGACACTTTATCAAAATGTAATTGATTTTGCTGAACTAAACGGTTTTGAAGTTATAGAAATATTGAAAGATGGTCATTTAAAAAACGGTAATCTTTACGATGTTAAGGTTATGAGGTTAAAAGATGGGTTTTGTTAAAGATGTTGCCGCCGGTACTGTTTTGGGTGACGCGGCTGGCATTGAGTCATCGCAAGAAAAAGCAGCTAAAAGAGCAGCTAAAACACAAGCGGAAGCAGGTCAAAGGGCTTTAGATATTTTAGAAGCCGGAAAGCAAGAGGCTATCAGTTTTATTGATCCTGCAAGGCCACAGCGATTATTAACGGTTGGTGCAAATAGAGCGAGAGAAAGATTTGCTCCTTTTTCTGGTGTTGCAGATCAAGCGCTATCAAATACTGCGATACTAACAGATCCGCAAGCTCAGTTTGATTTTTTACAGTCCAACCCACTGTTTCAAGCTGCTTTAGAGAACGCTAACCAGCAAACATTAGGATTGGCAGCAGCTAGAGGTCGATTATCTTCCGGTGATACACTGCAAGCGCTTAGCCAAAATACATTGTTAGCCGCTAGTCCATTACTAGCACAGCAACAACAAAATGTTTCTAATTTACTTGAATTTGGTGCTGACATAGCAGGTAAACAAGCTGGAATTGATGCATCTTTAGGTTCTCAATTAGCGGGCGTTGAGCAGTCAGCACAACAAGCGCTAGCAAACGCAGCTTTAGGAACTGGCACTCAATCTGCTGGATTGACAACTGATATAGGCGCAGCTTTAGCGGGTGGACAGGTTGGAGCGGCAAACGCAAGAACACAAAACCAAAGCAATCTTATTAACTTAGGGCTTACCGCTGCAGGAGTTGGTTTTAATCCTTTTGGAGGTACTGCTTAAAATGGCTTTAGATCCAAGAATATCATTAGGAGTTCAATCTCCGGACGTGTCAGGCGCTTTAAGAAATTTTATGGGCGCTTTAGATTTTGCGCAGCGCAGAGAGCAGCAAAACGTTTTAGCACCTTTGCAGTTACAGCAAGTGCAACAACAGGCTGAGTTAGGCGCTATAGAGCTTCAAAACGCTAGAGATGCACAACGTTTAGCTAACACCGCTATTGCAGCTCAAGAATTAAAACCTTTATTGCAAACAGCTATTGAAACAGGCGATGATACGCAAGTTAAAACATTTTTAACTCGTAGAATTGCTAATCTACAAAAGCGAGCGGCAGCGGGTGAGATGATAGACGCTACAGAGTCAATAGAAGCGTTAGACATGGTTAATCAAGGCCAGATCCAAGGATTGCTTGATGCTAGTAATAACTTAATTAGCATTGCAGGCCAAGCGGGTTTGGGTGGTGTTAAAGAAACTAAAACAGCATCACAAAAAGACTTTGAAACATTTAAACAGTTAGAAAAAACAGATCCAGTAGCAGCAAAGCAGTTTGGGCAGCAAGCAGGTTTTGTATCGCGCGAAGGCCGCGAGCTCAGCGGATTTGCTCAAGAACAATTAAACGAATCAGCCAATCTTGCAGAGCAAGCGAGAGTTAACGCAAGCCAGTTTATTGATTTGGCCAACGAGCTAGATCAAATAGAATCAACAGGTGGCGTTATCGATTCGGTTGGTGAGTTTCTTAAAAACGCAACAGGTCAGCGCAATAAATTATCTGAGTTAAAAACAAGGTACAACAAGATTAAAGGTGGTATGGTTGTTAAAAACTTACCACCAGGCGCAGCTAGTGACACTGATATCGCATTAGCGCTTAGAGGCTTTCCGCCAGATAACGCCAAGCCTCAAGAGTTAGCCTCATTCCTTAGAGGTGTTGCAAAAATGGAGTCAGAGCAAGAGCGTTTTAACGTTTTCAAAAATGATTACATTAGTGAAAACGGTTCTCTGCGTGGAATGCTAAAAGAATGGCGAGACATTGAATCTAAAAATATCTCTTTTGACGTTAGTCAAGTGAGCAATACAACAGCGCAAACACCGCAAGTAGAGAAGTTAACGCCATCTACGCAACCAACTGTACTAAAATTCGACGCACAAGGTAATTTAATCAATGACAATTAAAGTTGAAATTGAGGGCGGTCAAACGTTAGAGTTTCCAGATGGTACGTCGCAAGAGGTTATACAGCGAGTTGTTAAGCAGCAACTCGGATTGCCTGAATCACAACAAGAAGATACACCAGCACAACAAGCCGAACAGCCACAACGTGGAATAGGCAGAACGGGCAGGTCTAGAGAGTTGGCAGCACAAAGGCGTGAGGATAGAGAGGCGTTTTTATCCTCACTATCTAGTGCTGAGCGTGAGTTGATAGAAAGCCAATCGCCGCTAGATGCCTTTTTAATTGGTGCTGGTAGAGGTATTACAACTATCGGGCGTGGTGTTGGATTGGTTGATGAAGAGCCGGAACAGGTAACGCGAGCAATAGAGAATTTAAGGCAGGCCCAGTCTAGCTTAACAGCAGGAGAGATCGCGGGTGAAGCAGCTCCGTTTTTACTTCCTGCAACTCAAGTTGGTAGAATTGCGTCACTACCTACTAGAGCTTTGGCAACTGGCGCGTTAGGAGCGGCAGAAGGTGGAATTATACGATCAGGGCAAGGCGGAGACGCAGGAGACATCATTGAAGGCGCGAGTATTGGCGGCGCTGTGGCGAGTGGCGTTGAGTTGGCTTTGCCTGTCATTGGTAGCATTGGCAGTAAGATTATAAGAAAGGTTACCGGTAAAAATCCAACATCCCCTTTAATTCAAAACGGCCAACCTAGTCAAGAGCTTTTGAGCGCATTAGACGAAACTGGCTTAACGATTGATGATTTAAACAATCAGGCTCAAAATGTAATTACTGCCGGATCTGTTGACACTGCAACCGCTCAAGCTAGACGTGAGTTTTTAGAGCAGCAAGGTATTGTACCAACTCGCGCACAGGTTAGCGGAACAGCTGAGGACTTCTTAGCGCAACAAGAGTTAGCTAAAAGCAATGAACGAGTTAGGCAAGCTTTGCTTGGTCAAGATGTAGCGATAGCTAGCCGCTTTGATAATGCAATTGTTGAAACTGGAGGAAGCGCAAATCCGTCAAACTCTCCTGTTTTTGATTTTATTGCAGACAAAGCAATAGATGAGGATGCGGCGATTAGCGCGGCTTATAAATTAGCGAGAGAATCAGCGCCGACAGCCAAAGTTGTTAAACCTGATAATTTGGTTGAGTCAATTAAATCAATTGCCGGAAGCGATAACACAACTGGCGGGCTGTCCGGCGCAGCAAGAGATATTCTAAAAAACAAGGGTTTACTTGGCAAGAAAGGGCTTGAAATACAAGGTCGAGTATCACCAAGCGTGGCGGAAGAGGTTAGAATTGAACTTAATCAACTTCACGATTCGTTAACGCCGTTTGGTCGTTCTAAACTTGCTGATTTGAAAAAATCACTTGATGATGACGTTGCTAGTGCTGTAGGTGAAGATGTATTCCAAGAGGCGAGGGCGGCAAAAGCTAAGTTTGAAAAAGACTTATCACGAGTTAAAGTTAATAAGTTTGACAAGCGTAAAGGTAATATTGTTCGTGATATTTTAGAGAACAAAGTCAATCCAGATAAGTTTTTAGATGAAGTTGTTTTGTCTAAGCGTGTTAGGTCTGCTGATTTGGAGCAGTTAAAGCGCTATTTGCAGCTAGACGATAATCCGCAAGGTATTGAAGCTTGGAATTCATTAAGAGCTGAGTCACTGCAAAGAATAAAAGATATTGCATTTAACACTGTTGGCGGTGAATCTACTATTTCTAGAGCTTCTCTAGATAGAGCTTTAGATAGATTCGGCAAAGACAAAATGCGAGTTTTATTCTCCAGAGAAGAAAGAAAATTCTTAAACGATTTAAGAAAAGTAACAGAATTGAGAGAGCCTAAGCGCGGAACTGGTCAAGGTTTTGGGCCATCTTCACAAGCGATATTAAGACAGCTAAGTGGAAGCAAAACAGGCGGATTGCTTAGAGATGTGTTTGGCGCATTAAAAGAAACGCGAGAAGGTCGATTAATTTTAGATCCATCAATTCCAACAAGAGACGTATTAAAACCAGTTGCAGGCGCGTCATTAATAGCATTGCCAGCAGGCGCAGCAGCAGCACAGGAGAACCAATAAATGTCATTTTCACCAATTGCTTTTACAATTCCAAACTATAGAGACTATTCGGA